CCGCAGATGGTTATCTGTATGTTTTTTATATGAATTTATTTTTTGCAGGGGTGCATTGTTTGGTAGGTGAGAGATCTGAATTGCTATGTTTAGTGAGTTGTATCTATTAATTTTCAAATAAATACAATTGGTTATGTGTTTTTTTGGGGGGGTTAGGCAAAGAAAACCCGGCACTGAGGCCGGGTTGTGTGTTACTTAAGAACGAGTCCGTTTAAGGCATCAAGGATTTTGGAAACATAACTTCCAAAAATGTAGGCGCAAAATGCGAACACGAAACTGACAACGACCGCAGATGCCTTAATGGTGGTTTTTGCTGAGCTAATGCTTGTCTCAATACCTGACAGACGAGAATCAACAGATTTTATATCTGACTTTACCTCAGCGAGATCGCGCTTGATGTATTCAACATCAGACTCTAGCTTTGCAACTCTAGCCTCAAGCATGTTACCTCCGCCGTTTCCTCCACCATGCCGTGAGTATGCATCATCAGTGGAATAGTGTCCAATTGGGCGAGATATGTTTTGATTTGGACGAAGCTGAGCAACCTTGTTATCTAAACTCATCGCGAACTGATCCTGTTATCTTCACGTCAAAAAACGAACTTTTTACATCAATTACTTCGCCTTTCTCAGGATTAACCAGTGATGCTCTAACTTCGAATATCCCAGGCTTGATAATTTTCACCCTTGGGAAGTTAATTCTCATAGAAGTTGATACGATGGTTTCTCCATCGTTGGCTTCTGCTACCGTAAAAAACTTATGGTTGGAGTACAGTTTTGTGTCAATTGGTATCGGTATTTCTTGAGCATTGAAAACCTCAATGCCTATGGAATATTTTTTTGTAGCCTTAAGGCAGATAAAAAAAGCGCCAAATGACAGATCCACTTCATGGGAGTCTTTATCCATTTCATAGATAAGAACTGGAGTTACGTGGTTGCCTTCATCCATCGCAATTGGAATGATATAAGAAATACGTTCTTTAATCATTTACGTGTTATCCAAACGTCTCTTCAGGCCACTGGCTAGCGATAACTTTCCCCACAACGGAACAACTCTCATTGCATGGGATCATTGGGTACTGTGGGTTTAGTGGTTGTAAAAACACCTGACCGCTATCCCTGATCAGTTTCTTGAAGGTAAACTCATCACCTCCAAGTCTGGCTATGCAGAAATCACCTGGCTCAACAGCCTGCTCAGGGTCAACAAGAATTAACATTCCGTCAGGAAAGCTTGGCTTGTAGCCTGTTGGTGCGGTCATGGAATTACCTTCAACCTCAAGCCAGAATGCAGAATCACTGGCTTTTTTGGTTGTGCTTACCCATTTCTCCGCATCGCCTTTGGTAAAGGTTCTAAGCTCAGGCGAGAACATCCCGGCTTGAACATGAGAAAAAACAGGGTACTCATACTCACTTCTAAGTGACGGCTGCATACTAACCGCTTCATACATCTCGTAGATTTCTCTGGCGATTGAAGGGCTAAATTCTTCAACGCTAACGTTGAGAATTTTTGCAAGCAATGCGGCGTTATAAGCATTTAATGCATTGATGCCATTAAATAAAGCACCAACACCTGACTGCCCCATCCCCATCTTGTCTGCGACAGATTCCTGGGATAAGCCAAGCTCATTTTTCTTTTTTTCATAAATAGCTTTAAGGCGACGTGCGTCCTCAAGCTGCTCTTGTGTTAACGGTTTCTTTTTTGCGCTCATGCATTAAATCTATCACCGCAAGGGATAAACTTCTAACACCGTGCGTGTTGACTATTTTACCTCTAGCGGTGATAATGATTGCCTGTACTAAGGAGGTTGTATGGAACAACGCATAACCCTGAAAGATTATGCAATACGCTTTGGCCAAACCAAGACGGCTAAAGATCTCGGCGTATATCAAAGCGCGATTAACAAGGCCATTCATGCAGGCCGAAAGATTTTTTTAACTATAAACGCTGATGGAAGCGTTTATGCGGAAGAAATAAAGCCCTTCCCAAGTAACAAAAAAACAACTGCATAAGTAACACCGCTCTTTTCACAATGGACATTCGTCCTACGTCGCTGACAAAGCGAGCCCCAAGATATCTGACCAACTAAGGCCATATGCGTTTCAACGCATACCTTTCAACTAACTATTCACTATTGGAAAATTAACAAATGACACAAGCAAGTTACAGCAAGCCAACACAGCGAGAAATTGATCGCGCAGAAACAGATTTACTCATCAACCTGTCAACGCTTACCCAGCGCGGTCTGGCAAAGATGATTGGCTGTCATGAATCGAAGATAAGCAGAACGGACTGGAGATTTATTGCTTCGGTCTTGTGTGCTTTTGGAATGGCATCAGACATCAGTCCGATTAGCAGGGCTTTTAAGTATGCGCTTGATGGACTCACCAATAAAAAACGCCCGGTGTGCAAGACCGAGCGTTCTGAACAAATACAAATGGAATTTTAATAACATCCAACGAGGTAATTATATGCGAAACAAAGGCTTTAATCCACCTGATACACACAAAGAAGCTAAGCGTTTGCGCTTCCTTCGTTCCATTGATGAAAGAACTCAAATCTCTTTTGTGAAAGTTGCCAGAACTGAGCTTCTGAAGGCTGAGGCGAGGGAGTTGCTCCCATCTCTACCAAAAGAGGAGGAATATACGTTCATTCCAAACGCATTTCTGGAAAAGCTGCTCAAAGAAGACATATCCGTAAGTCAGTTTAACGATGTTCTTAAGGTCTTTCGTCAAGGCAGGTAGTTATGAGCAATACAGCAAAAATCTACGATTTCAGCGCCGCACACGAGCGCAGGAGCAACAGGATGGAGAACCAGAAAACTGGTTACATTCCGTTGTACCGGAGCATTCTGAAACAGTCATGGGCGAAAGATGTTTATCTTCGCACCCTGTGGGAAAACCTTCTCCTGAATGCCGCCAGAAAGCCATACAAAGCGAATTTCAAAGGTCATGAATGGCATCTGCAACCCGGTCAACTGGTTGTGACAGCAGCTGATTTAGGTCTTCAGTTATGCGACAGGCATGGCAAGCCAGCAAGCCGCGATCAGGTTGAGCGGATGCTTCAGGTTTTTGTGAAAGAGGGGATGATCTCCATTGATGGAGAGAAGAAAAAAGGTCGTGTGATCACCATCACAAATTACCATGAATACGCTCAAAAAATGGACAATTTACCCGCACATGAAGCCGCACAAACAACCGCACATGATGCCGCACATGACGAAGCCAGTAACGGCGCGGCTTTCGGGGTACATGCCGCACATGAAAGCGCACATGAAGCCGCACAAACAACCGCACATCATGAACAAGAAGGTATTAACAAGAATATAAATAATACCCCCCTACCCCCCAATGGGGGAGGCGATGGGCAGGTTAAACCTGAACGTCGCAAGGCAGAACGAATCGACTACGAATCCTTCCTGAACGCCTACAACACCGAAGTCGGTGACAGACTGCCACACGCTGTTGCGGTCAACGAGAAACGCAAACGCCGCCTGAAGAAAATCATCCCGCAACTGAAAACGCCAAACGTGGACGGTTTCAGAGCGTATGTCAGGGCGTTTGTACATCAGGCCAAGCCGTTTTACTTCGGAGACAACGATACTGGCTGGACGGCCGATTTTGATTACCTGCTGAGAGAAGATTCGTTAACGGGAGTTCGTGAAGGGAAGTTTGCAGACAGGGGGATTGCATGAAACAGGATATCGAAGCGAGCGTTATCGGTGGCCTGCTGATTGGTGGATTAACACCAACTGCCAGTGACGTTCTGGCAACGCTGGAGCCGGAAGCGTTTTCAATTCCGCTCTACCGGAAAGCCTTCGAGGTTATCCGGAAGCAGGCGAGAAACAGAAACCTAATCGACGCGCTGATGGTTGCCGAGGCGTGCGGAGAGGAGCATTTCACGTCAATCCTGATGACCAGCAAAAACTGCCCGAGTGCCGCAAACCTGAAGGGATATGCCGGAATGGTCGCGGATAACTATCACCGCCGTCTGGTGCTGGAAATCATGGATGAAATGCGTGAACCAATTCAGAGCGGAACCATCGACGCATCGAGTCAGGCGATGGACGAGCTTGTAAAGCGTCTTTCAGCCATCAGAAAGCCCCGTGACGAGGTTAAACCTGTACGGTTAGGGGAAATCATCACTGACTACACTGACACGCTTGACAGGCGTCTGAGGAACGGAGAAGAGTCAGATACCCTGAAGACCGGAATCGAAGAACTTGACGCCATCACCGGAGGGATGAACGCGGAAGACCTGGTGATTATCGCCGCTCGTCCTGGTATGGGGAAAACCGAACTGGCGCTGAAGATTGCCGAAGGCGTTGCAAGTCGTGTTATTCCTGGTTCTGACGTCCGGCGCGGGGTATTGATTTTCTCAATGGAAATGAGCGCATTGCAGATTGCAGAGCGAAGCATTGCCAACGCCGGGAGGATGTCGGTTAGCGTACTGCGAAATCCTGCATCGATGGATGACGAGGGCTGGGCACGTGTTGCTAACGGCATGAGTCAGCTTGCAGATTTGGATGTATGGGTAGTCGATGCTTCTCGGTTATCGGTCGAAGAAATACGCTCAATCGCAGAACGGCATAAGCAGGAAAATCCAAACCTGTCACTCATCATGGCGGATTATCTTGGCCTGATTGAGAAGCCGAAAGCAGACCGCAACGACCTCGCAATTGCTCACATCTCCGGAAGCCTGAAGGCGATGGCGAAAGACCTGAAAACGCCAGTTATCTCCCTGAGTCAGCTTTCGCGCGATGTTGAGAAGCGACCAAACAAACGCCCGACAAACGCAGATTTGCGTGATTCAGGAAGCATTGAGCAGGACGCAGACTCAATCATCATGCTCTATCGGGAAGCGGTATATGACGAGAACGGTAGCGCCGCGCCATTTGCTGAAATCATCGTGACGAAAAACCGTTTTGGCTCGCTTGGTACGGTTTACCAGCGGTTCTGTAACGGACACTTTGTTGCATGTGACCAGGATGAAGCAAGACAGATTTGCACAGCATCAAATGCACCTGCTGCGCGTGGCAGACGATATGCACAAGGGGCTGACGTATGACCATCTACATAACTGAGCTAATAACAGGCCTGCTGGTAATCGCAGGCCTTTTTATTTGGGGGAGAGGGAAGTGTGGCTGACTGGCAAATTCCAATCATCATTCTTGCCGGAGCTTCGCTGGTTGCTGGCTTTATCCTGCTGAAAAAGCATAAAGACCGTGATCAAAAAGTCGAAGTTCTATATGGGTATCCAGCGAACTGCACAACATGGCTGACCATTTACCACTACCGAAAATCAGGCCGCTGGGTATTCGAATGGGATGATCTGTTCGCTGAAAAGCGACCAAAGTCATGGGGAGACATCAGCGAATGCATGATGTTTGAAGAAAGAAAATCCGGCGCAACTCGAGAAGAGTTTAACGAAGCGTGGAGGCGATTAAGTGAGAGAGGGTATCAATGAGCAGAATTAAATCTGGTTATCCAGGGAATGGGGAATACCCGAAGCCATATTTACCTGTAACAGTGACCACTCAATCTAAGCATCCACATCATTTCAAGCATAGTGGTACAGCTTATTGGAGTGGAAAGCGGTGGATAGGTATTGATGGGTTCAAAATTGGGTATGCAAAGGTAATTAAATGGGAATTTAACATCGCACACTGGAGTTCATCCCATGAGGAAACTAACGTTTGAACTAAGAAGCCCCATCCATCAGCAGAACGCCATTCAAGCCATCCAGCAAATCCTTCCAGACCCAACCAAACCAATCGTAGTAACCATTCAGGAGCGCAACCGCAGCTTAGACCAGAATCGAAAGCTTTGGGCTTGCCTTGGTGACGTCTCGCGTCAGGTTGAATGGCATGGTCGATGGCTGGATGCAGAAAGCTGGAAGTGTGTGTTTACCGCAGCATTAAAGCAGCAGGACGTTGTTCCTAACCTTGCCGGGAATGGCTTTGTGGTAATAGGCCAGTCAACCAGCAGGATGCGTGTAAGCGAATTTGCGGAGCTATTAGAGCTTATACAGGCATTCGGTACAGAGCGTGGCGTTAAGTGGTCAGACGAAGCGAGACTGGCTCTGGAGTGGAAAGCGAGATGGGGAGATCGGGCTGCATGACTATCAAATCAAATACGCCAGCACACGACAAGGACTGCTGGCAAACGCCGCTCTGGCTTTTTGATGCGCTGGATATTGAGTTTGGGTTCTGGTTGGATTCGGCAGCGAGCGACAAAAATGCTCTGTGCGCTCACTGGTTAACTGAGGCCGACGACGCGCTAAATTCTGAGTGGGTAAGCCACGGTGCAATCTGGAATAACCCACCGTACAGCAATATCAGGCCGTGGGTGGAAAAAGCCGCTGAGCAGTGCATACAACAGCGACAGACGGTAGTTATGCTTGTGCCAGAGGATATGTCAGTCGGATGGTTCAGCAAGGCTCTGGAGAGTGTCGACGAAGTTCGCATTATCACTGATGGACGGATTAATTTTATCGAACCATCGACGGGGCTGGAGAAGAAGGGAAACAGCAAAGGCTCCATGCTGCTGATTTGGCGACCGTTCATCAGTCCTCGACGGATGTTTACTACCGTATCCAAAGCGGCATTGATGGCGATCGGGCAGGGCGTCAGGAGGGCTGCATGAGACGACAGCGACGAAGCATCACCGACATCATCTGTGAAAACTGCAAATACCTTCCAACGAAACGCTCCAGAAATAAACGCAAGCCAATCCCAAAAGAATCTGACGTAAAAACCTTCAACTACACGGCTCACCTGTGGGATATCCGGTGGCTAAGACATCGTGCGAGGAAATGACAATGGATTATTCACAGTTAAGTGATTTTGAAATTAACGTGGCGGTATTCGAAGCCATTCATAACGGATCACCGGATTACAAAGAAGGTGAGAATGGCGATATGGTGTTTGTCTCATTTGAGGGAGACATTGTAAACGGAGACGCAGTTGAAGTAGAAGTTGAGCGCGGATCCTTTAACCCATGCGCAAACCCAGCAGACGCATGGCCGATTATTGAAAAATACAGGATTAGCATTATCAATCTCGATGAAGACGAGTGGGGTGCACGCGGTGTGGCCTACTGTAAATCTAAGCGAGCTATACATGAAAATCCCCTCCGCGCCGCCATGATTGTCTTTCTCATGATGCAGAGAATCCAATAATGCTTAGCCCATCCCAATCCCTTCAATACCAGAAAGAAAGCGTCGAGCGAGCTTTAACGTGCGCTAACTGCGGTCAGAAGCTGCATGTGCTGGAAGTTCACGTGTGTGAGCACTGCTGCGCAGAACTGATGAGCGATCCGAATAGCTCAATGTACGAGGAAGAAGACGATGAATGAGTTAATAAATGGCAATGCCATCAAAATGACAAGCATTGAAATCGCTGAGTTGGTAGAAAGCCGCCATAGCAATGTAAAAGTATCCATAGATAGATTGGTGAAACGTGGCGTTATCAAGCCTCCTGCATTGCAGCACACTAACATAATCAATGATTTAGGTGTTATTACCGGGAAGCGTGATTTCTACGTCTTCGAGGGCGAACAAGGTAAGCGAGACAGCATTATTGTCGTCGCTCAGTTGTCGCCGGAATTCACCGCTCGTCTTGTTGACCGTTGGCGAGAGCTTGAAGAAGCTGCAGTTAATATCCCCAAAACGTTACCGGAAGCGTTGCGCCTTGCTGCTGATCTTGCTGAGCAGAAAATGCAACTGGAAAACCAGCTCGCAATTGCCGCACCTAAAGTTGAGTTTGCCGATCGAGTTGGCGAGGCCAGCGGAATTTTGATTGGAAACTATGCAAAGGTTGTTGGTATTGGTCCAAACAAACTGTTTGCATGGATGCGCGATCACAAAATCCTTATTGCTTCAGGTTCCCGGCGCAATGTGCCAATGCAGGAATATATGGATCGCGGCTATTTCACAGTGAAAGAAACAGCGGTCAACACAAATCACGGAATACAGATATCGTTTACCACAAAAATCACCGGGCGCGGTCAACAGTGGCTGACCAGAAAGTTGCTCGATAACGGAATGCTGAAAGTAACAGGGGAGGCTGCTTAATGGCTAACCTACGCAAAGAAGCACGCGGCAGAGAATGCCAGGTACGTATTTACGGCGTATGCAATGGCAATCCTGAAACTACAGTTCTGGCACATTACCGGATGGCTGGAATTTGCGGAACGGGAATGAAGCCTGACGACCTGATCGGTGCATGGGCTTGTAGTGCGTGTCACGATGAAATCGACCGACGCACCCATAATCTCGACAACAAAGACGCCAGACTTTACCACCTCGAAGGCGTGATCAGAACGCAGGCGATACTGCTGAAGGAGGGGAAGATTAAGCCATGAACGGTAAAAGATATCCAACACAAAAAGAAATCAATGAATTGTATGAATATAATAGCGAAACAGGTTTGTTTATATACAAGAGAAGAGAAAGTGTAAGAGAGTGCTGGAATTCAACATATGCCGGTAAGATTGCTGGTTCTATAGATGAAAAAGGATACGTTCGTATATCTGTAAATAAAAAAGTTTGTCGAGCTCATAGAATCGCATGGATATCCTTTTATGGAAGTGAACCTGATGGGGAAATTGACCACATAAATGGAATTAAAAGCGATAACAGAATATGCAATTTGCGCGTTGTAGATGATAAACAGAACTCAAGGAACAGAAAAAAGCCTATTAATAATCGCTCTGGAGTAATTGGTGTTGCCTACTATAAGAAGAATAAAAAGTGGGGCGCATATATAAACAGTGATAATAAAAAGATATTTCTTGGATTATACGATGACATATCTCTAGCCGTTAATGCCAGAAAATTGGCGGAATCACGATTGGGCTATCACCATAATCATGGGAGAGGATAAATGGCAGAATACAGATTCACACTTCCGTACCCACCGTCGCTGAACACCTACTGGCGAAGACGGGGAAGCCAATACTACATCAGCGATAAAGGCCAGAAATACCGAAAAGACGTTCAGCAAATCATCCGCCAACTTAAGTTAGACATTTTCACCAAATCACGACTCCGCATCAAAGTCATCGCAGACGTTCCAGACTCCCGCCGCCGCGACCTCGACAACATCCTGAAAGGTTTACTCGACTCCCTTATCCACGCCGGATTTGCGGAAGACGACGAGCAATTCGATGACATTCGCGTAATTCGTGGCGTGAAAGTACCAGGCGGAAGGCTTGGAATAAAAATCACCGAACTGGAGAACGCATGAACGCCACAATTCAAACGATACCAGAGCTTCTTATCCAGACACGAGGCAATCAGACCGAAGTGGCGAGGATGCTTTCCTGCGCAAGAGGAACAGTGCTCAAGTACAACCGAGACAGCAAAGGCGAGCGTCATGTAATAGTTAACGGCGTCCTGATGGTCAAACAGGGCAAGAGGGGAAGACGATGAGCATAAGAGAACTAAACCTCACCAAAGAACAGCACGATTGGCTGAATGGCTGGCTTGAACTGTGGGGCGCATGGGTTTATTCAGGCCGCCTGGAAAAGCGCATGAGCAGCGTAATAGCGAAGTTCATGGAGAGCGTAGAGCCGGGAAGAGTTATGACAAGGCCAATGTGTAATGATGATGATGGAATGTTGATTTCTCAGGTCGTCGATTCCGTCATGTACATTGACAAGAAAGCCTTTGGCATCCTCCTCAGCTACTACGCTCATGGATCTTCCAAGCATGCCATTGCATCTTACTATCATCGTGTCGCAAGACCTCGCAAGATGTTATGCCGGGGCGGCGGGCGCATTCAAAAACCATCGCTCGCAACCTGTCGACGGGAAGTTGACGAAATCCTTAATGCCTCGTTGTTTATGATTTACCCGGTTCTTGATAGTGCGTTTAAAAACCGGAAACGTGTAGAGAAAATTAAACATGTAGCATAGAACGTGTTGACATCATTGAGCAAATGAGCAACACTATTGGCATAAGCTGCCGTTAGTGACTCTTAAGTTGCAACGGTGGATTTTTTTATTTGGGTCAGTCGTATAAAGGTCATTACGGAAGGCTGTTAACCTTCTTATCGTGGTTCGAGTCCACGCTGTCCCGCCAAACATGCTGGTTTAGCTCCAATGGTAGAGCAGTCGCCTTGTAAGCGAATGGGTAGCGGTTCAAGTCCGTTAACCAGAACCATAACTGAGCCGTAGCCACTGGCTATCCTGAATTCATCAGTGATAGTTACGCTGCGGCCTTCTTTTTTCCCCTTCCCAATATAAGAACTACGCAATCCGTTACTGGCGGAGGCGTTGCTATGAAATCAATGGACAAAATCTCAACTGGCATTGCCTACGGAACATCTGCTGGTAGTGCGGGATACTGGTTTTTGCAGTGGTTGGATCAGGTCAGTCCGTCACAGTGGGCTGCGATTGGAGTGCTTGGAAGCCTTGTCTTGGGTTTTCTCACTTATCTGACAAATCTTTATTTCAAGATTAAAGAAGATAAGCGTAAGGCTGCGAGAGGTGAATAATGTCGCCGTCATTACGCAAGGCTGTTGCAGCTGCTATTGGTGGTGGGGCTGTTGCCATAGCGTCTGTGCTCATCACTGGTCCAGGTGGTAACGATGGTCTGGAAGGTGTCAGCTACATACCATACAAAGATATCGTTGGCGTATGGACTGTATGTCACGGGCACACCGGAAAAGACATTATGCCCGGTAAAACGTATACCGAAGCAGAATGCAAAGCCCTCCTGAATAAAGACCTTGCCACGGTCGCCAGACAAATTAACCCGTACATCAAAGTCGATATACCGGAAACAACGCGCGGCGCTCTTTACTCGTTCGTTTACAACGTGGGCGCTGGTAATTTCAGAACATCGACGCTTCTTCGCAAAATAAACCAGGGTGATATCAAAGGCGCATGTGACCAGCTACGTCGCTGGACATACGCTGGCGGTAAGCAATGGAAAGGGCTGATGACCCGTCGTGAGATTGAGCGTGAAGTCTGTTTGTGGGGGCAACAATGA